CTCCTGCCGGAGCACTTTCTAAAACAGTTTGTTTTTTTACTTCGTCTTCTTTACTTTTTTTTGATAAAGCTTCAACATTTGGTTTTACATCGTAAATCTTATCTTCATCTTTTTTTTCAATGCCAATAAAACCTTCTGGTATTGTTACTTCAAATGGATTGGTTGCCATTATTTCTCCCTATTATTTTTCTCAAAATCTTGTACGTTACTCTTCAGTTGAAGGAGCGTTTCCAGTAAAATTGCTCTCCCCTGATTGCGGAACATTTCCTGTTCCGATTGTGCCACCACCAACGCCCGATGCGTCTTGTGGGTTAGCGCCTGCAGGTATTCCTCCAGTGCCTCCCATGCCATCTTGTTGCTGACTAGGGCCTTGAGCTTGCTCGCTTGCTTGTTGTTGAACATTTAAACCTCTTAACATTTCTGCAAAAATTTGTGCGTCATTAATATCATTAACCAAACTGTCTGGGTCAATGTCTTGTGCAATTGCTAACTCCCTCATTAAATTTGGAATTTTAATAAACGGTGCTAACATAGGATTAGATACTGTTTGTAATAAAGTTGTTAAGCGTTGTGACCTAACTTCTTTTTGCATTACACTTGCAACACCATGTGGTTTAATTTCCAAATCACCAACAATATCTGGATTATCTTCATCAAATTGCATATTCCATTGGAACATTGCTTCACCAAGTGGCTTTAAGAGAAAGTCATCAATATTTTTCATTACTGTTTTTATTGATAAACTAGCACCACTAAGTAACATTGATAATCCCGATGCTGTTCTACCCGTTCCTGCTACACCTGTTTGCCCATGCATAACAGACGGTATTCCTGTTTCTTCATCTGCAAGTTGTCTTGCTTGCATATACATTTGTAAATTTTCACCGGCTGTGTTTGGAAACTTTAAACCATTAATAGCTGTTCCTGTAACACCCGATTGTCGTCTAAATATTTTACCCGGAAATATATCCATACTTTGTCCCGGTACTAAGGATGCTTCATCAACATCGAAAACTAGATTACCTGCTAACGCTAAGTTATCTATTGCCATACGAACGTGACCGTTCATTAGTAATTGTGCATCTTCCATATTTTCTGGAACACCAACACCAAATAGTTGATATGGATTTATTTCATATGGAATTGATTGATATGGTATTCTTTCTGGTGTAAATGGATTTAAAACTGCTCGTAAAACTTTTCCATTACATATCCATGCATTTATTTGAAATTGGTCTAACTCGGATGCATTAGGTGGTTCATCCATACCGATTTCACTTGCTAAATTTTTATCTAAAGTTCCCCAATATTCATAAACTTCATATCTATCCATTTCATAACTACCACTTTGATTATCATATGATTGGATAATATCTTCATAGTATTCTGTTGTGTAGTTTGCTCCCATTGCTAAACAATCAGCAATAGCATCACCGTCAAAATACGCATGATTAATTAAATCACGCAGTTGATTACGTGTAAATTTATGTCGTTGAATTACATAATTTGAATCGTTTACTGATGTTGCATCTGGGTCTGGAAAAAAATCCCAACATGATACAGCTTCAATACGTGGAACTTCTTTTATGTATGGTACATACATTTTTTGTCCATCTATATTATCCCAACGATGAACTGTTTTTGCATAATTAAAGGGGCCTTTAACAATGCCTGTTCCTAATAAAACAGATTCAAATATAGCATGACGCAATACATTAGTTGCATTTGTATCAAGCAATTGGTCATGGATTAATTTCTCCATACGTCTTGCTGTCTCTTGTGCAGGATGTATTTCTGGTTGATTTGGAATACGTGCTTTACCCGATTGTAAGTTTGCACCTGCGTATTTATCTGCTAAACCACCGAGATTAGCACCACCTTGTCTTGGTGTTGCTTCTGTTGCTCCCGGTTGTAATTCCATATCATCACCCGGAAAACCATAAGGTGATTTTAATTGTTCTTCACCCGGTACACCTAAGTGTGCTGTTTCATCTATTCCTTCTGGTAAAGGTGTCGATGTAATAGTTATTGGAAATTTTTTATTTGCAAATAAAACATCTACGATTTGACCATATGCGGCCAAAACTTTTGTCTTTGTTATTTTAACAAAAACTTTACTTTTTTCTGTACTACGAAATTGTGTTGATGAATCATAAATACCACGATAGTTTTTAAATGCTTTTAACCATCGTTGTTCATGAGTATACCTAGCATTTTTAGCTTCATTATATTTTTCAGTAATGTAACCAACAATGCCCGGTGCATCTTCCGGTACTAATGTAGACGCTGTATCTTTTGCGTCATCTGCCATTGTTATTCCTTATTTTAATAATCTTTATCTTCGCTTGAATTTAGTATAGCAGAATCAACTTGTGCTTTGCCTTTTCCCTTTTTTCCTGCTTCTAAAATTAATGATTTATTTGGCTCATTAATTTCTGTAGAAAATTGAGGTTTCTCTTTTGCACCCGCCGCTTCACTTGCAGGGCTAAGATATCCTTGGCTTGGCATAGAGTTAACTATACTTGCATCAACTGGATTTTTTGCAGTTTTCATTTTTTACTCCTCTTAAAATTTAAATTAATAACCGAAAACATTATCTTCCGGTCGGTAAGCTTCTCGCTTTATTTGTTGTAGTATATCCGGAACTGTAGGTCTACTTGATTGCCTTGTCATTACCATATAACGCAATGCATCATAGGCATGGTCTTCAGCTTTTGTATCTACATCTTCTGGATTTGTTTTAGATGTTGGTATATTACCAAGCGTTCTAATTAAATTAGTACACGTTTCAAATATGTAAATAGATGGTTTGCCATTATCAAGTGATAATCGGCGATGTATTTCCATTTTACCGGCAAGCCGGTTTCTATCGGAAGGTGTCCATCTTACACCGTTGCGTATCATTGTTTCAGCTATACTAAGGCCGTGTCCTGTTCTATTCCAACAGCTTGCATCTAATACAAATGTTGATGGTGATTTATCATCACGTTCAAATTGTATAATTAGACGGGCTAGAGCTTCACCAGTATATTGTTTTCCGTATAACTCTCTGTATATTATTAGATTACCATCCCAATCAACAGCGCCCCACAATACACAAGAGGGTGAAGTAAATCCATAGTCAGCCGCTCGTATGCGTTGCCATGATGGTGACAATTCAAAAGGTTTAACAACATGTAGTGACCTTTCAAATTCTGGAAACGCCGCTCCTTCTGCAACATCCCAATCACCTTCTAGTAATCTTTTACGTTCTATTTCTGGTAATGAACGTAGCATTGCCTCATACTGGCCATCATTCATTAGATAGGGGTTATCTGTTAAACGAGCCGGTATAAATTTACGGAAGAATAATGGTTGACCAGATTTTTCATGTTCTGTTGGCCAACGATAAACCTCTTTCGTTTCCATGTCCTGTGCCGCAAAAGCAATATCTGGAGGAGCAGGGTCAATATACATTTTTTTAACCCACCATCCTCCAACACCACCGGGGTTAGCTGTACATCGCATGTACGCTTTTATGCTTGGGTTGGTTGTTCTTAGACGTGAACGTAAATATTCCCATACATATGGGCTTGGGTAGTGTGTTATTTCGTCAACACCAATCCATGTAAAGGATTGTCCTTGATATCGTGTAACGTCTGTATCTTTATCCAAATAAGAAAACCATGCAGTTGCTCCACTAGGAAACACCCACATTGATTTTGCTTCTTTAAATACTGCCCCCGGAAATGCTTTTGGATATATTTGTTTACTTTTATCAATTAACTCTGTTAATTCATTCAAAGTACGTCTGAGGAGTAATGCACGATGGTCTGGTATATCCGCATAACGTAGTAAATCAACTAGTAGGGCGTATGATTTACCTCCGCCTGCCGCTCCACCATATAAAACATCACGTTCTGGTGCGGCTAGGAAATCTGTTTGTGGCCCTTCGTTTGGTTTAAAGATAATATTGCTATTATCTATCTCTTCACGAACAGCTTTTGGTGCTTTTTGTATGTCTTCTTCTGTTAAAACAGCAGGTTTCTTACCTGTAAGTGTACCTTCTATCTTTTTTAGGTTATTTTCAGCATTTCTAGCCTTATCTCGGTAGGTTTTTAGCTGTTTTTTCTTTCTTTCTGCTGTTTTCTTAGCTTCTCTAATCTTTTTTTGAGCCGCTATCTTTGCTTTTTGGGCAGAACTGTAATTATATTGCCTTTTCGGCTTTGGTAGAGGTATGTCATTCACCTTATAACCCGTAGTTATTTGGCTTTCTTACCTTTCCCCCATATTTCTTTTGCAATTTCATTGCATTTTCTATGGCTTTGCCACGTTTTTTCTCATATCCAGATAACTTACCATCTTTATTTAGGTCAGCTTTGCTTGGGTTTGCTAATTTATTGTTATTGCTCATTTAAAACCTTCTTTCGTAAACCTTGGGCACTAATAGGCCGTTTTGTTGTTGCGGATAACCAACTAGCAACTTCCCTATAAGAGCAAGTTTGAAGATACTGTTTAGCTTTTTGATATGCCTCAAGCTCTTGCTCGATGGGTAGAAGCGTCTTCCCGTCATTGCTAAGCTCGTATCCGAAGGGTATAGTAGATGTTTTTCTGGTATCATGTTCATTATTCATCACTATGTTCTATTATCTCTTCTTTTTTGCTTGGTAGTAATACAACACCATGCATAACTTGTACGTTATGGTCTATGGCTTCATTAGAGCCAATACCAATTCTGTTTAGTAAACTCTCTGCGGCTTTGAGCCTTAAATCCCCTTTAGGGGTTGTTCCATCTTCATCTAGGGTAGAAACTAACCTACTAGCGGCTTTTGGGCCATTAAGGGCTAGTTCTTGTTTGGTACGGTCTATTATCTCATCCCGTACTGACTCTACTAGCCATTTGCGTGAGCCTTCGCTATATCCCGCTACTTTTATAGCTTGGGATATGCTACCGCCATTACGCATTAATTCATCAATGAAGATAGATTGCTTTTCAGTAAGCTCTTTCTTTTGTTTTTTTGGTTGTGCTAGTAAATTTGATATCATGATAAACCCGCGGGTTTTGTATGCACCACTAATTCGCTTTTATTAAATAATAAGTTTGTGGAATTGTGTGCAATTATTTAATTACAATATATTATATTATATCCCGTATTTACTAGTTGTCAACCTTTTTTTATAAAAAAATAATTTTTTTCTTGACAGATTTGAATTTGGGTGTATAATATATAAGTTACCCCTACCCGGGGGCTTTACACCTATACCCTAGGGGGTATATTAGGGGTTAGCCGACCAATTATTACTAGGGGGGTTACAGGGGGGTTTACCGGGGCATAGCCGACCAATCTAGTTTACACCCCCATTTTCCTAATTTATTTTCTTACTGGCATACAAGCATATGTACCACCCCCCATGGCCCTAGTATACTATATCTAGTATATTTATATATATTTATCTATATGTAGTACCCTCTTATTAATGACATATCCCCCCGGGTAAATACCCTAAAATATAGCCTATAATATAATTTAGGTTATATTCCCTAATTCTTATTACTAGGGGTAAGGCCCCGGGGTTATTATTTAGGGTAAATACAATAATATAGCCTAGTTTACAGTTTAGGGGGCCGGCTAGATTAAGCGCGGGGGCGTACAATAAAACCCCCTAAAACCCCCCAAACAAGGGGTTAAACACCCATTTAAACCCACAGTATACCAGTAATAAAACCGGCTATAAAACCCCCCTTAAACCCGGTTAAACCCCCCCACATAATAGCAAACCAAATAAATAAAAAAGGCCCCAAAAGGGGCCCCGGGTAATGTTAATAAAATAGTATATATTATAATTCTGTATAAGTATTCATAAATTTAGTTTTATACATCATTAAAGTATAGCCATAATCAGCTTTTATACGATACATAGGAAAAAAGTCTATATTCTCCTTACTTGTAAAATCTAAATAATAGCCGTTAATTCTGTCTAATCTAAAATTAGGGTCTGAACTATGATTTATATAAAATTTAACCCCGTTATTTTTG